GGGGTAGGCTGATGGAATTTAAGATTGATATCGTCACGTTCTCGGCTATATTAATCGCAGTGATCTGTTTGAGCATATACGCTACTGAAGTTGTGTATGCTCGACGGATTGAGAAACTAAAAATAGTATGCGATGAATTGAAGCGAGCTATTAAACGTGAGAAAAAATGTGTAGCACGACTAAAACAACAGTGCGATATAGTAAAAAATGCGAAAAACGATGGCGAGGTCACTTTGTACGCAGACAATGTACCTTACTTAACAATCAAAGAAGGAGCTTTAAAAAATGGATAAAGTATTATTAGTATCAGTTATTGCTTTGGCGGTAGCATTATTAAGTATGTTGGTGAACCTTGCGCTAGTTTGGAAAATATCGGATTTAAAGAATAAACTTGAATGGATTGAACTTACGGTAAATGACAGAACGAGCCAACTACATAAAGACGATGTAGAAATTAGTAATCAGTTAAACAAATTAGAATGTAACACTAAGGATGCATTTGGGAAGGTAACTAACCATTTAACTAGACATGATGATGAGATCAATAGAGTTGTGAAAAAATATGAGGAGATGGAAACCCGAGTAGCTAAACACACTGGTCAATTAGAAGACTTAGGTAATTTCGCTGGTATCACTACTGGTGAGTTGCGAGTGCTTGAGCAAAAGATTTATAATTCATGTAAACCAAAAGAGTTACCAGAACCATATCCTACCGAGTTAGAAGAGTCTAAAAATAGAGTAGGCATTAAAACTCACGATATTGAACTGTCTAGTCTTAGTAATCGAATAGCTATATTAGAAACCAAACGACATTCTATACTTAATGAGCAAAACGATATTGTGACTAGAGTTGATAAATTAGAACATAGATTAGCTAAGTTACTCGACGGTTTCGATACTTTCAAAGGAGATACCAATAGAGTATTAGACCATCATATGGTGGAGGTAGATCGACGAATCCGAAATCGAATGATTCCTGTAGAGGAAGTGGATATTCGAAAACATAAACCGGACCGTAAGCGAAAAGATAATTACTACCGTAGACCTAATCAAGTATCAGTAGAGAAGCGTGAAGATTTCTCAGGCGACGTATATAAATAGAAGGAGACGATGAAAATGGTGGATTATGGAACAATGTTATTGATTGGGATTAGTTTAGGTATTGTATTCTTCGGTATGCGATACTATTACAAATCTAAAATCAAACAAATCTTAGAGGTAAAAGAGAAATCTGACGAAGTGGTTGGGGAGATTATCGGTAAGTATATCGAACTAATCGCTATGAACTTCGCACTAAACGCTAAGGTCGGTCAGTACGAAAAGAAATATGGAAAAATCGAAGAGGAGGAAGATACTTATGAGACTAAAGCTAGAATGGTTCTTGACAAAATTAACGCTCTTGATAAGATGGCTAACGATTCACCTAAAGGTTAGATATATGTACTGGTTCGTGGACCATGACGAGTGGAAGTACGAAGGCGACCTGGACGAGGCTAACCATATTATGAGAGAATTCAGAGGGGAGGAATAGTATGAATCCTAAACATATTAACGTTGACATGAACAAGAAGTTAATCATGCGAATGTATGTTGGCTTCGTGGTGGTTGTGGGATTGGTATTCGGTACTGGGCTGTATATTATCAACAGACAGCAAGATATGATTGATAAGCAGCAGCAGATTATCGACAAACAAGAACAGACTATTATCCATAACGGTAACACGATCGAGTCATTAAAAGACAAAATTGACGAATTATTACACAAATCAAATAAATAGGGGTTATTAGAAATGAGTATTATAAACTTACCAACTATCAAGAAATTTCACTTAGCGATGCGCGACGGCTATACGGATGTAAAATATGGAGACAGACTAATTGTGTCAGTAGAAAATCCTGACTTGTATAATTTCCGTATTAAAGACACTAGCTTTGTATATTATCCGGAACCAGGGAATACTAGCAAGCGTGTCGGATATTACCGTACGAACGAATATGCTATCAAGCAATATACAGAAGAGTTGGTAGACGGAGTTTGGAAAGTGCGAGACGAAAAGACAGTTATATATTAATAGAAGACAAAAGGAGATTTGGATTATGGAACAGGAACAATTATATACTGCGGTCATCATCATAGGAGCGATATTCAGCATTCTAACTAATGTAGCTTTATATTATTACGGAGAGGCTAAGGATTTGAAACGTAAAGTAAACCAGGGCGAATATCTGTACGTACGAGGTGAGGACTGGATTGAGCGAGAAATTCGTAAACATCACGATGATAGACTCACTCAACTAGAGAACCGTATTGATAATCTTGTAAGTACAGAATTCGATAACCGAGTAGATCTCAAAAATGAGTTATTCGTAATGAGACAGGAAGTCGACTTGATTAAATTCGCTAAAGGTATTAATCAAGATGGGTTCGTGGATAGAATTAAGAAACTTGAGGACGGGGCTTTGAAGACTATATATCGACTTAGCAAAATTGAGAGCGACGAAGATATTGTTCGTAAAGAATTCTTATATGGTAAACTTAGAGATACGGATCGTAGAATCGTTAAAGTAGAAGACGAGTTGAAGAAATGGATGGGTGTTTCTGATGGTTCAGAGAAAAGATAGTTATATTCCTGAGTTCTATACGGAGTATCGGTACGACAAACCTATATTGCTTAAGGGCAGTATGAACGGTATCATTGTCACTGGTTTAGACCATGGGAAATTTAGACATCTTATCGACCGTAGACCGGGAATAGATTACTTAAATATACACGACACTGATGTAGTGGCTATGTTGAAAGACATGATAAGGAGAGCTGAGAAGAATGAAAGAAATGATAGCACTAGTGGCGATAATTAGTTTTTGGGGCGTATGGTCTTGGGGGCTTGGTCACTTATATGATAAGTATCTAGAGTCAAAAGACTAGTGGAAAGGGAGCTCAGTATGGACGGCAAGGAGGTGCTTATATTGTCCAATTACGAGCGTTTTAGTTATAAAGGGTGCTTATGTATCCTAAGACGTACAGATGGTCTCCTAAACGGTTATATCGGCTTTAAACCGGATATTACGAAGGGTATCGACGCCAAAACTTTATTAGATAGAGTAGATTGGGTCGGTGGACCATTATCTGTGCTGTATGATGCGACTAGAAACGAGCTGGAAGAACGTGATTTCAGTGCTTATCGAGTATATCGGTACGTATTTAGCTTCGCTGATACTACTATAAATCGCCAAGAAGTACGGGGAATTCTCTGTACGACGGTCGATAGTGTATTAAAAACATTAAAAAATGATTAAAAATACTGGGAAAATTAGGATAGAGAGACTGTCTGGACGGCTTATTAGTGATTGAAAATGGTCACTTTTAGGCTGTTCGGACGGGTTTTGTGGCCACTTTTGTTTTTGGGATTTGGCCATTTGGCCACTTTTATTTGTCCAAAGAGGTAAAAATTCACAAAAAATTCACAATTATTTGGCCACTTTTGGCCATTTGGCCACTTTCTGCCCACTTTCAAAACTGGATTTGGCCACGCAAAAACGTTGATTTGACGCGGTTTTTGAGGGTTCGTGGCCACTTTCCCACTTTTTTTATAATATTTGCTATAAATTAAAAATTTTTAAATATATATAAAACCTCGAAAAAATTTGGCCATTTGGCCACAAGTAGTAATTTTGGTCAATTTTACGGGTTTTGGGGTTGAATTCGGAAATTTTCCTAAATTGGACAGCCTCGCAGGATTTACAATCCCTTTTATGAGAGAGAAGATAAAAAAGGCCGATTTGCGAAAGCAACGGTTTCTCTTTTTGTTTTCCTTTTGTACAAATAGCAGGGAGCTATATTTAAAATTAGAAAGGAGTAAGCGGAATGGCACTTGAAAGTGATTTCCAATCAGGACTAATCTCGGATATTAAGAAGATGTATCCAGATTGTATGGTCCTTAAGAACGATCCGAATTATATTCAGGGAGTTCCAGACTTGTCGATATTCTTTCCAGATGGTCGATGGGCAATGATCGAATGTAAGAAAAGTAAGAACGCAAAGAGACAACCCAATCAACCATATTATGTAAAGATGTTAGACGAGATGGGATTTGCGAGATTCGCTCACCCAGAAAATAAGGAGGAAGTTTTACATGATCTTCAACAATCATTCAAACCTAGCCGGTCAGCACGCATTTCTAGGAGCAAGTAAATATCATTGGTTGAATTACACTGATGAGAAATTGGCCGACACCTATATTAGACAACAAGCAACTCAGCGAGGAACTATATTACATGACTTTGCTGCTCAATGTATTACACTAGGACAGAAATTGCCTCGCTCTACTAAGACATTGAATATGTATGTGAACGATGCTATTGGTTTTAAATTGACACCAGAGCAAGTTCTATATTATTCACCAAACTGTTTCGGTACAGCAGATGCTATTTCTTTCAAAGATAAGTTTCTAAGAATTCACGATTTGAAAACTGGTGTTATTCCGGCCCATGTTGAACAATTAGAAATCTATGCGGCTTTATTCTGTTTAGAATATAAAGTTAAACCGCATGAAATTGGAATGGAGTTAAGACTCTACCAAAACAACGAAGTGACTACTCATAATCCAGACCCTGAGAAGATTCAGGATATTATGCAGAAGATTGTTCACTTCGACAACATTATTGAAAATATTAAAGAAGAGGAGGTTTAGTAGATGATTGATATTGATGTTATGGATGAATATTTCGATGATTCGTATGATTCGGATGATGATTTATTACACTATGGTATGCCGAAGCGTTCTGGCCGATATCCTTATGGTTCTGGTAAAGACCCGCATCAACACACTAAGGATTTCTTAGGTCGTGTAGAAGAGCTTCATAAGCAAGGACACAGCGAAACTGAAATTGCTCAAGCCCTTGGTATATCTACTGGACAACTTCGTAAACAAAAGTCTGTAGCTAAAGCTGAGCAGAAAGCTATATTAGCTAAGACTGCTCAAAGTCTACGAGACAAAGGATATTCTCTTCCTGAGATTACAGCTAAGATGGGTTATAAAAATGATTCGTCTATTCGTAATTTATTGGATGCTGGTATTCAAGAGCGAGCTAGCAAAGCTAGAAACACTGCCAACTTCTTAAAAGAAAGAGTTAAGGAAGATGGTATGATTGATGTTAGTAAGGGTGTAGAGAGATATTTAGGAGTATCTAAAGAGAAACTTCAACAATCTCTTGAGCTTTTAAAACAAGAAGGCTACGAAGTATATAATCGTAAACTCGAGCAAGTTACTAATAAAGGTAAATTTACTACTATGACAGTCCTATGTCCTCCTGGAACAGAATATAAAGAAGTATATAAGACTGAGAAAATTAATGGTATTGAGAAATTCACATCTCACGATGGTGGACAAACGTTCGATACTATGCAATATCCTGCAAGTATGGACTCTAAGCGACTAGCAATTAGATATGCTGAAGATGGAGGTATCCATAAAGATGGTGTTGTGGAAATTCGTCGTAATGTTCCTGACTTATCTTTAGGTAACTCACACTATGCTCAGGTTCGTATATTAGTAGATGGTAACAAATATATCAAGGGAATGGCTATGTATTCTGATGACCTACCACCAGGAGTCGATGTTATGTTTAACACGAACAAGAGTAAGAAGGTATCTAAATTAGATGTTCTTAAGAATACTGAAAATAACCCATTCGACCCAAATAACCCATTCGGTTCACTTATTAAGGCTAACGGCCAGTCATATTATACTGACAAAGATGGTAAACGAAAGTTATCTTTAATTAATAAACGTTCTGAGGAAGGAGACTGGGATGCTTGGTCTAAGAATTTACCATCTCAATTTCTAGCGAAACAGAATAAAGAGTTAATTGATAAGCAACTTAAGCTTACTGAGAGAGACCGATATGCTGAGTTCGATGAGATTATGTCTTTAACCAATCCAACTGTTAAGCGACATTTATTAGATAAGTTTGCATCTGGTTGTGACACTGCTGCTTCACATTTAAAAGTAGCTCCATTACCACGACAAAGATATCAAGTTATATTACCAATCACTAGTTTGAAGGATAATGAAATATATGCACCTAACTTTAAAAATGGAGAGAAGGTTGCTTTAGTTCGTTTCCCACATGGTGGTATATTTGAAATCCCAGTGCTTACAGTAAATAACAAACACCCTAAAGCTAAAAGTATATTAGGGAATGCTTTGGATGCTGTAGGTATTAACAGTAAGATTGCTGAACAATTATCTGGTGCCGACTTCGATGGTGATACTGCATTAGTTATCCCTACTAACCATAAGGTTAAGATATCTAGTGATAAACCATTGCGAGGATTGGTAGGCTTTGACCCTAAAGAGAAATATCCATATCGTGAAGGTATGAAGTTGATGACTAAGAATGCAACTCAAAACCAAATGGGTATGGTATCTAATCTTATTACAGATATGACAGCTAAAGGTGCGACCGAAGACGAACTAGCTAGAGCTGTTCGACATTCGATGGTTGTTATTGATGCTGCTAAACATAAGCTAGATTATAAACAAAGTGAGATTGATAATAATATCGCAGGTCTTAAAAAGAAATATCAGTACCGAGTCGATGAGAATGGTAAAGTATCTACTGGTGCATCAACCTTATTCTCTAGATCTAATGCTGATGTTCGTGTACCTAAGACTAAGGGTAGTCGTATTATTAATCCAGACACCGGGGAGGTATCTTATAAAATAGACCCCGATGCATATTATACAGACAAGAAAGGTAAGGAGAGGGTCCGTACTAAAATAAGTACCGCCATGATGGAAACCCCCGATGCTTACACTTTGGTCTCTAATGCAAACAATGTTAAGGAGAAAGCTTATGCGGACTATGCTAACAAGATGAAAGCCTTAGCTAATAGGGCCCGTAAAGAGATGTTAGCTACCCCTCGTCTTAAATACAGTAAGCAGGCGGAGTCTACATACTCTAATGAGGTGGCCTCCCTTAATGCTAAGTTAGCCCTAGCTGAGAAGAATGCACCTAAAGAAAGGTTAGCTCAAGCTATTGCTAACACTAATGTCCAAGCTAAGTTAGAGTTCGACAAAGACATAACTAAGTCAGAAGAGAAGAAGATTAGACAACAAGCGATTACTATTGCTCGTGCTCAAGTCGGAGCTCAACGACATCCAATTGACATCACTCCTCGTGAATGGGAAGCGATTCAAGCTGGTGCTATCTCTGATACGAAACTAACTAAGATGCTTAACAACTCAAACATTGACAAGATTCGTGAATATGCAACACCAAGAACTAGCAAACAGCTATCACCTGCTAAGGTTAGCAAGATGTCAGCAATGCGTTCGTCTGGTTACACAACAGATGAGATTGCTTCAGCTCTTGGAGTTTCAGCATCAACAGTCATCAAGTACATCAAACAGAATTAGAAAGGAGAACTTAGAATGGCTAAATGTGCAATCACAACAATCGATAATCCTTACGATCCATTTGAACAGTTCGCTGATTGGTTCGCGTTTGATGAAGAGAAAGGTTATCACACAAGTTCGTACTTAAATCGTATAGCAAGAACTTCTGATGCTTTAACTGATGAAGAGAATGAAGCTGAGATCGAACGAGCAATCGACGAAATTATCGTTGTTGATCCATTAAATATCTATAAAAAAGTAAAAATGGTCGATGAAGGGTAATTCGAAACCCCGGGGGGGG